ATTGAAAGAGTCTGTAATGTTAAACCAATCAGAGCTATCTCTTGAACCTTGGCACTGAAGCGTTACCGTTTGGTTCAACTCATTCTTAATAATTATCGTCTTTACACGATACCCAATATTCTCCGATACAGAAGAAATATGCTCACTTGTATCTCGTATAGCTAAAGCAGCGAATATTTCAGTTTCTTGAACTGGTAATGGTCCAGTATGGTCGACGATAGGAATATGAGCAGCAACTACTCCATCAATAGTCGTTCCTTCTCCTCCCGATAAATCGTCATAGACCACTACAGTCGTGACGTAAGAGCCAGCTACAATGTCTACATTAACATAGTAGAATCTTGCTCCTGCATTTGGATAAACTGGCAAGCCTGCTGTAATTATTTCTGCCTGCAATTTATCCGCTAAACACCTCGTATCATACGTCCTGTTTATCATTAAGTCACCCTCCAAAGTGCTAGTCTTGCATTTCTAATAGATGCGGACCTTGTCCCGTCTGACCTGTACTGAATCGTAAAGGAGTAAGGTACGGCAACTGTTAACGTTTGCATTGCTATTCCTGCTACCGCCATATATTCACCAGCAGTATCAATGTAGTTCGCATTTTCACCAGCAATAATTACAGCATCCCTATACACCGTTGTATATACCGTGAAGTTCTTTGTGTTCTGCGTTACTCCCGCTGACCAAATCAATTGGTACAAACCTGTTGCTGTCGGCGTAATGTTAACTGTCAACTTAACTAGGTTCGTTGCACTTGTTGTTGAGGATATAGCCTCATCAACACCTTGAACATAATTGTTTGGTGCACCCGAATACCCGCTTATCCCCGAATATCCACTATACCCACTTATCCCAGAATACCCACTATACCCACTTATTCCTGAAAATCCCGAAAATCCCGAATAGCCACTTATACCGGAGTACCCACTATACCCCGATATGCCCGAATACCCAGACCAGCCAGATATGCCCGAGAACCCACTAAAGCTCGAATACCCACTATACCCACTTATTCCTGAATACCCCGACCAGCCAGATATGCCCGAGTATCCACTATACCCAGACCACCCACTTATGCCCGAGTATCCACTATACCCGGAAATCCCACTAAAACCAGATATTCCACTATACCCAGACCACCCACTTATGCCCGAAAATCCACTAATCCCGGAAGTCCCGCTGTACCCACTTATACCAGAGAAACTAGAATACCCAGATATACCACTATCTCCAGAATAGCCGCTAATTCCCGACCATCCACTATACCCAGAAATTCCTGAATACCCACTAAAACCAGATATCCCACTATACCCCGAGTACCCACTTATGCCCGAGAAGCCTGACGCGCCATCTATTCCCGAGTACCCGCTTATTCCAGAATACCCACTGTCACCCGACCAACCACTAAACCCACTTATGCCCGAATCCCCGCTCCATCCAGATATTCCACTAAACCCACTATACCCCGAGTACCCACTTATGCCCGAAAAGCCTGACGCGCCATCTACTCCCGAGAAACCTGATATTCCGGAATACCCAGACCAGCCAGATATGCCCGAGTACCCGCTTATTCCAGAATACCCCGAATACCCGCTTATGCCCGAGAAGCCCGACTCGCCGTCAATTCCCGAGAAACCAGATATCCCACTATACCCCGAGTACCCACTTATGCCCGAAAAGCCTGACGCGCCATCTACTCCCGAGAAACCTGATACACCCGAATATCCACTTATGCCACTCCAACCCGACCAACCCGATATTCCAGAGTACCCACTATACCCACTTATTCCCGAAAATCCACTTTCTCCATCCACCCCGCTGTATCCCGATATTCCCGAGAACCCAGATATACCTTCAGCACCCGACCAACCTGATATGCCGGAATCTCCAGAGAACCCACTTATTCCACTATACCCCGAATACCCACTTATGCCACTATACCCCGAATCTCCACTGAACCCACTTATGCCTGACGCGCCAGAGAACCCACTAATACCACTATCACCCGAATATCCCGAGAACCCACTTATACCTGAATAACCTGAATCACCTGACCAACCCGATATGCCCGAATCACCTGACCAACCTGATATGCCCGAATACCCACTGTACCCACTTATGCCCGAATAGCCCGAGAACCCGCTTATACCTTCTGGTCCTGCTGCCCCTGTCAGTCCCACATCCCACGAACTGTATGTTCCCGAACCAATTATTACTGCAACATCTACCGCCATCGCACCTGTTGTCGGATTGTACGAAACTATGTCACCTTGCATCTTATTGTCGTTATCATAGGCAACAATGACTTCCTGCCCAATAGAATAGGAAAGACCCGTATCAACCGTAAAGTTTGCAACACCCGTACCAATGGTTAACTCATCAGTCGAGGACGTTGAATACATATCTCCGTCAAAACCAGAATACCCGCTTATCCCCGAGAAGCCTGACCAACCCGATATTCCTGAATACCCGCTATACCCACTTATTCCACTATACCCCGAATACCCACTTATACCTGAATCACCCGACCATCCTGAAAATCCACTTATGCCGGAATCACCACTATATCCAGATAACCCATCAACGCCACTATACCCACTTATTCCACTATACCCAGACCAACCGGATATCCCGCTATACCCAGACCAACCCGACCAACCAGATATCCCACTAAACCCACTTGCCCCATCAACACCACTAAACCCGGAAATTCCAGAGTCCCCACTGTATCCCGAATACCCGCTTATCCCAGAATACCCAGAGATACCATCAGCACCAATCTCTCCACTGAATCCAGACGTTCCAGAGAACCCACTTATGCCTGACCATCCTGAGAACCCACTTATCCCCGAATAGCCCGACGTTCCCGAGAAACCCGAAAATCCAGAGGCTCCATCTATACCAGAGTACCCAGACATTCCACTAAACCCAGAGTCTCCGTCAATACCATCAGCACCAGAGTACCCACTAATACCCGAATACCCAGACCAGCCAGATATGCCCGAGAAACCTGACTCACCATCTATTCCGGAATACCCGCTTATGCCTGAAAATCCCGACGCACCATCTTGCCCATCAATACCGGAATACCCACTTATTCCTTCTGCTCCGTCTACTCCCGAATAGCCAGATGTTCCAGACAAACCAACTTGCCCCGAATACCCCGATATTCCCGAGAAGCCTGCCTCGCCGTCAATTCCCGAGAAACCAGATATCCCACTAAATCCAGAGTCACCATCCAAACCATCCTGTCCAGAGTAACCAGATATTCCACTATACCCAGACCACCCACTTATGCCCGATAATCCCGACGTCCCATCAACACCACTAAACCCCGATATGCCCGAGAAACCTGACGCACCTTCTAAACCATCCTGCCCAGAGATACCAGAGGCACCCTCCTGCCCATCAACTCCGGAATACCCTGAAATGCCCGAGAAGCCCGACGTCCCGTCAACACCACTAAACCCCGATATGCCCGAGAAACCTGACTCGCCATCAATGCCTGAATACCCGCTCGTGCCCTCTAATCCCGAATACCCTGACGTACCACTATAACCACTAACACCACTAAAACCACTGTCGCCACTATACCCAGAATATCCACTTGCACCCTCCTGTCCGTCTGCACCACTATATCCACTTATTCCTGAGAAGCCTGACGTCCCGTCAACACCACTAAACCCCGATATGCCCGAGAAACCTGACTCGCCATCAATTCCGGAATACCCACTTGTCCCAGATATTCCGTCTTGACCCGAATAGCCAGATAAACCTTCTGCACCATCAATACCCGAATACCCCGAGAAGCCTGACAACCCATCTTGTCCAGAATACCCAGATATTCCCGACGCACCATCAATACCGTCTTCACCCGAATAACCCGATATGCCCGACGCTCCTTGAGGTCCAAGTACACCGCTATACCCTGATATGCCTGACGCACCATCGACCCCGTCTTGACCGGAATACCCCGATTTACCGGAGTACCCACTTATGCCTGAGAAGCCTGATTCTCCTGGTGCACCCGAATACCCCGAATAGCCGTTCAAACCAGAGTACCCACTCTTTCCAGAGAACCCGCTCTCTCCATCAATACCACTAAATCCTGACAACCCGCTGAAACCTAGTCCAGAAGCCCCACTGTACCCGCTTATTCCTGAACCACTATACCCTGATACACCCGAGAAACCTGAATGCCCACTCTGCCCGCTATAACCGTTATCTCCAGAGAACCCAGATATGCCTGAATACCCGCTTGCTCCTGACCATCCTCTGTACCCCGATATTCCCGAATACCCACTATACCCCGACTTACCACTTGCTCCCGAGTACCCGCTTATACCACTCCCCGAATAGCCACTTATCCCAGACGCGCCATCTACTCCACTATACCCAGATACTCCCGAATAGCCAGACACACCACTTGCACCATCAGGTCCTATACTACCCGAATAGCCTGACGCACCACTCAAACCACTTGCACCCTGCTCACCCGAATATCCCGATACACCCGAGAAGCCTGATTCACCTGCTCCCGAATACCCGGATATACCTGAATCACCCGATAGCCCACTCTCTCCGGAATACCCAGAATAACCCGATACGCCCGCCGCCCCAGCTTGCCCATCAATACCAGAATACCCACTTATTCCAGACTCACCACCGGCCTGCCCACTTATGCCAGACTGCCCGGAGTAACCACTCCATCCGGACGTTCCAGAATAGGAAGCCTCTCCGTCCAATCCAGAGAAACCAGAATACCCAGAATACCCGCTTGCTCCCGAATAACCCACACCACCGATTACTTGACCCATATTATATCTCCTTCAATACTGCCTCTGGAAGGACAAACGCCTCTTCTTTATAGTCCGCCCTCTCCCAAATGTCAAATTGAAATTTCCTTAACTGCTCTCTTCCTACAAGCATATTGGTATTTTCTTTATGACCAAAAATGTTAGGGTCCGACTGCCCGAATAGTACAATGCCTACTTTTCCTATAGACCAAGCTAAATGCTGGAAGAAATTGTCAACTGAAATCCAAGTAGCACAATTCTTAATCAATTTCCTCAACTCCTCGAGTGATAAATCGAACTTAACCTCATCAGCACCTATCAACTCCTCGCCCTTTACTCCTACTTGAATTACTTTATAGGTCTTTTTCAACTCTTTAACTAATTCTTTCCAATACGGATAGTCTTTCGGGTTCCGCGTTACGCCGTTTCTTAACTTCCTAGACCAAGGACTAATTACGATAGTTTTCATTTGTACAACTCCCCGTAGGCTTGGTCTAACGATAGAACCCAATTCCTATCCCACATCCATTTATAAATGTTAAACCTATCTAGGTTACCGTAGTATGCTTTCATATCATTAACACTTACTAGTTTCACCTCGGCTCCCTCAAATACGTTCGGATAACAGCAACCAATAACAATAGTACTATCCTTATACCTCTCCCTTAGCTTTTCGTCAAACACCTTCTTAAATACTATATGGTCGCCTATTCCATTATCAAGTACGAAGAACTTATATTTGTTCACCGTAATACCCCACTCCTTCAATTTCTCCTCCATTATCTTCTTATCGTTCTTCCACAAGGCTTCATCATTGTAGGAGCGTATTCCACCCTTGTTGTCCCTCAAATGCCAAGTTACTGCTTTCGGTTCTACCAATATACGCCAACCCGCCCTCTTCATCTCATACGTAAACATCGTCTCTTCATTATGCCCAACTGGAGACAAGTCCATACAGTAACCGTGCTTACCAGCCTCTTTCCTATAAAGGAAAGTACTATACAAATGGTCTACCTCCTTCTGCTCATCGAACGTATACCATTGTACATTAAGCCCCAAATCGAAATCCTCAATTGCATTTGATGCTAGGTCACCTATCTTTCTGAAGTGTGTCGGGTGCAATACCAACCCACCCACAGCACCAACGTCGTCTTCCATTGCCTCTAACATTTTCTCAAGAGCCGTAGGTTCGGCAACGTTATCATCATCCAATCTCCAAAGAAACTTTGTATCTACTTTCTCGAGAGCCTTTTGATGATTCAGTACTTGACCTTTACGGTCACCAAAGATAACTTCCCATTCTATTCCTTTTATATCTAACATTGCAAAGATGTTACGGTATATTGAAACTTGCCTCAAGTCAATATGCTCTCCGTCGTCGTATATGAGTAACTTTTTCGGTGTTACTGTCTGGTTGACTAACGCTAGCAAGCATGAGGGTAGTGTGGTGAAGTATCTATCCTTCGTTGAAACGTGTGCTGTTACTTCTGCGCCATTAACTTTAGGCATATGTCTTCTCTCCCTATATATCTTGTTGCAGGTTGTCTTATAATGTTACTGAACCCACTCTTCTCTAACGTCCACCGTAGTTGCTGCTCTGTATAGAGAAACTTGTGAACTTCTCCATCAATCCACGGCTTAGCAAAGAAATGGGAATACAGAACATTGATTCTGTCTTCTTCCGATGCTTCAATAAACTTCTTACAGCTTGCAAACATGTCCGGGGTTTCTGTTACAAGCACCCCACCTTTTTTCAGCACTCTATACCACTCCTTTAGAACTACGAACGCCTCGAAGAAATCGAAGTGCTCTATCAAGTGGCAATTGTAAATCACATCAACTGTTTCGTCCTCGTATGGAATTTCTTTCGCGTCACATTTAACTTCTGCGTTAGGATTATACAAATCGCAATTCACCCAATCTTTTAACAACATATTACCGCAACCCAAATGTAGCTTAATCATTTGCGTACCTTTTTAGATGACCAGGTTTCTCTTCTTTAGGAACCTCTACCGTCTCTCCAGTTGGAGCTACTTCAGCCGCGGTTCTCCCTTTTTCATTTCCTTGTTCTGCTACCTCAAATGTTACTACTTGACCTGCGTCTAGAGTCTTTCTCACTTTCCCGTTACTAACAATAGCAGAATAGTGAACGAAGATATCTTTTGACTCGTCATCGGGTCTGATGAAACCATAACCCTTAACGCCACTGAACCAAAGTACGAAACCTTTCATCTTTCTTTCCTTTCTTAATCTTGATTTACTTGGGGAGTGGTCAGCTCCCCAAAGATTTTATGACCTCCTTCCTAATCTAACGATTAAGCAGGTGTACCAACATTGACGATTTTTCCTTGGAACGCTTCGCAAGTCATTTGAAGAACAGTGAACTCAGCGATAATCGTTCTGTATGCTGTCTGTAGCAACGCTAAATCAATGCTGCTAATAGGCATAAGGTCAACCATCTGAACTGCATTACCGTCGTCGAGAACAGTCTTATCATCGATGATGATAATGTCTCCTGCTACTCCCGTGTTCGGTAAGAAACGGCTTCCAATGATATCGATAGTTCCAAATGGGGAAACCCATTTAGTAATAGCAACACCAGCAGGTACATCAGCTAAAGCGCCTGCACCAGCTTGGAACAATCTGTAATACGAAGATAGAATTTCAGAAGAGAATCTCTGATTATCTCTGTAAGACATAACTGCTGCCTGTGGTTTGCCGCCGACTAATGTAATTTTCTGCATAAGTGCTGTTAACTGCTCCAATTCAAAAGGAGCACCTAACGCATCAACTGTATTAGAAGTGATTTGCTTTAACAACCCATCGAACTGCAAAGGATTAGCGGCTGAATCACCGTTGATAATTGCCCACTCCTCGATTAGAGCAGTGTTAATCATCTTAATCTTTGTTTGCAATTTCTTAACATCAGCATATGTCGCACCAGCCATTTGGTCGAAGAACGATACAACAATCATATCGCCTAAAGACACATACGGAGCTGATTTGTACTTATATGATGCTTGAGTTGCGTTTGGCAATCCACCTCTTTCAAAGAAAGCATTTGACGGGGCTGTTCCTAAGAACAAACCTTCCGTCGCAACGGTTGGTGTAAGCTGATACCAAGCGTGTGCTTTACCGTTACCCTGAATACGATTCAAACGATTTCGTACCGGAGTATCTGTTGGAGCCATAATTGCTAACTCTGCTTGAAGGTCCTCCCGGACCAAAAGCAAGCCGTCAACGTCTATGCTACCAATTGCTTTCTGGATGTCACCGATTGCTCGGTCAATTGTTTGTGGATTAAAAAACATAGTATTATTCCTCCTTTCCTAGTTATTTGTCTTTCTCCTTTATCGGGAGAGTTTCTCCTCTAACATCCGTTCAGCCACACGCTGGCAGAAGGTAGATTCGTCTGCGGATAAGGCTTTACCACTCTTCCGCATATCACTTGCTTTAGCAATATCTTTTCTTAAGGACTTGCTAAAGGTAATTTCACTTTTCTCTAACGACATCTCTTGATACTTTTCGATCTTCTCTGCTTTCTGAGACTTGCTTAACGCCCCTTTACGAGGTAGCGGTTGTTTTTCCATTTTTTCTATCTTACGTCGGAGAAGCCTATTCTCTTTAGCAATAGGTTCTACAATCGCTTTTACTCTGCTCTGTAACCGTTTCAATAACTTGTTGGAGTGAGTGGAGCCAGCCTTCTTCAACTTAAACTTAAGGCGTTTTCCCATCTTCTCGGCTTTTTCATCCTCAACCTCTATTGCTGGTTTCAAGTCTGAATCACCTTCCTCATCCATATCCTTATCTTCAACGTCACCTTCCTCGTCCATCTCTTCGTCTTTAACCTCACCTTCCTCGTCCATCTCTTCGTCTTTAACCTCACCTTCCTCGTCCATCTCTTCGTCTTCTACTTCACCTTCTTCATCCATCTCTTCGTCTTCCACTTCACCTTCCTCATCCATCTCATCGTCTTCCAATTCCCCTTCTTCATCAACCTCTTCTAATTCTATCTCGGCCTCTTCGTCACCTTCGGCCTCTTCCATACCCATTACACTCTCTAAAAGTGTAATGATACGGTCCAACTTAACGTCGATAGGACTAGGTGCTTCTTCATCTGTAGCTTCTTCCTTAGCGTTAGGTGGAACTCCCGCCCCAACTTCAAACGGTTCGTCATCCACGCCTGTACCTGCAATGGTATCAATATTCTTTTGATTTTCTGCAGGCGTATCTCCTACTGTTATCGGAGCTTTATTTGGAGCCTTCTGGTCCGAAAGATTAGCATCAACGGTTGCTTTATCATCAATACTATCAGCCGGTGCACCGTTATCAACTGTCACGGTCTTCTTTTCTGGCTCGTCAGTAACAGTAACTGTCTGTTTTTTAAACTTCTTCATCTTTTTCACTGCAACACCTCCTTTTAATCCCTGTTCAATACAATATGGACATTCTCTTTCTTTATGCTTCTTACCCAAAACAGCTAGGGCTGTATCGTGAATCCGTTCCTTGTCAATGTGGGTTAACTCATCGCATCCAACCATTTTACGTATCATGTTGATTGCGTGTGTTCTATCAGGCATTGGGTACGAACGGTGCTTAATTAGGGTATCACCATCGGCAGTTACTTTAATCAAGCCAAAGTCTTCATCTGGTAATCCTTCAAGCTCTTCCCTAGTTAATGTACGCTTTGCTAACACAAGAGCTTTTTCCATAACTCTTGCACTCTCCGTCTTAAGAGGGTCATCCGATACCGTAACAATATGAACCGAAGTATCTCTCTTAACCGTTTGGAATCTACAATTCGGGTTCGCTGGTCTATCTACAACAGATATTTCATTTAACATATACTTTGTAACTCTGTTCACCGGCTTACCTGAAGCTTTATCCAACTCAATCTTCCTATCAAGTACCTCTCCACCAATTGAGAAGCCTTTATACACCCCTTCTTTACATTTTTCCCAAGCAGCCTCATCAACAATCTTAGCACCAATATATAACTCTTGACTGCCGTCCCTCAACTCTAGAACAGGAGCAGTGCCAACCGCGCTTGGCTTATGCATCTCACGAATATTCCGCCACTGCGAATAATCTTTCAATGCTTCTTTCGTCGCTTCATAATCAACAATCTCATTCTGATTGTCTAACTTTGAACAAGTGGCAACCCCATAAACCATTCTTTCTTCCTCATTCAACTTACTAATGGGAACGAAGAAGTCCATTTTTGTTTGCATATCCCCTCCTGTTGTAATTTTCTTTCTCATCTTAATTTGCCTCAAAATTAGAGAACCGTAAACAGCTATCACACATCTCTACGGAACGGTTAGCACAATCCTTAAAGCATATTCCAGCACTCACCATCAATGTTGTCTTTTTCTGAACCTTGGGGTCTGTAATTCTCCCCTCGAATCTGTTCCCTCCGTCGGCTTCTATAACAAACGTATCCTCACTTGTCATCTTAAGCTTTTTCGGATTCGGTTTTCTATCTAATTTCTTGTCCCTAGTTATTATAGAAGCCATTGTTCATAGTCCTGTATATTTTTCTATTATTCTTGAACTTTTTCTTTGCACCCTAAAAGACATCCCGTATAAGTTACTTTCACATACGCGAAGTAACCTCTGTCAGCCTCAACAAACTCCCTTGTTCCAGAGTAGAGGACATCCTTTAGAATATCTTTTCCACCTTCAACACCTAGATTCCAATCTTCTGCAATCTTTACTAAATTAGGAGCATCAATTTTTGCCCCAAGAACATCATGCGAATCGGTTGCTTCAATAACCGTTGTCGTTGATTTACTTCTGTGCCTTGCCTCTGCTTGCTGTGACCATCCCATAAGTGCTACACAAACAATAACTAAACCAATAACTAATTTCCTCATCTTCTACTCCCCCTTTTACAGGACTATGAACAACGTCCTTATTTTCCTATTACCTATGCTATTGTCTTATATTCCCATATTCTCCCATCATATTCCATCGCTACCTGCTTCGAGCCATCCGCGGACGAAGCAGCACAATACCAAACCTTATTAGCAGCTCCTGCAGGTTGCTCTTCTGCCCAATTAGCACCACTATCTACTGACTTATACAATCTCCCGTAAACATCTAATGCTAAATACATAGACCCATCAGCTGAGCCGGTTATCCAATACCAATTCCCATTCACATCACCTTTAGGACGAACCTCTGCAAAACTTGTTCCACCATTTGTCGAACGCCATATACGCCCGCCATATGCACCTAGCATAATAATTTGACCATCGGGACTTATACATCCCGAATACCAATCCCCATTTACATCACCTAATGGCTGCAGTTCTGCCCAACTAGTACCAGAATTCGTTGATAACCATGCTCTACCACCATAAGCAGCCGCTAACATTTTAGTGCCATCTTGTGTCATCTGAACCGTATACCACGACTTATTTACAGCACCCTCCGGCTGCGCCTCTGTCCAATTTCCGCCTCCGTTAAGTGATAACCATAATCTTTGACCATCTGTACCCGCTAACATTGTCTGCCCTTGATTACCTACTGCACCCCTATTCCATTGTTGATTAACATCACCAGCAGGTTGTGTTTCCCAAACGTTAAACCCATCATGCGAAACATGCAATCTCCCGTAGTAATCACCTACCAACGTTGTAAAGTTCGTAGGCGTTTGTCCTTCACAAGTAGCCAGCAATTCCCAGTCATCACCCTGGTCGCCCGTTGGACGAACTTCCCAATAGTTTACTCCACCATCACTTGATACATACACCCGTCCACCAGCCTCAACAGCTGACATAAACTGCCCGTTAGCAGACATAGCAACCTGTTCCCAACCAGCATTTATATCGTATCCTCGTGGCCGTAGTTCATACCATCCTGACGTTTCTGGTACTTTGAATTGTGCTATATAACCTCTACCAGTTGAAGCCCCGAAAGTCTTACCATCACCACTCATACTACATTTTTGCCAGTACCCATCAAGAGTTCCAAACGGGGCCTCCTCTGTCCAAGTAACTCCCCTGTCCAATGATGTCCAAACTCCTCCTGTAAAACCTGCAGCAAGAATCATTTCCTTTCCATCAATACTTACAGCAGCATCAGACCAAGACATACCTACGTCACCATTCGGCTGAACCTCTGTAAAACTTGTTCCACCATTTACAGATAAGTACGCCCTATTAGGACTCCCGCCTCCTCTATCACAAACAAGAATAGTCTGTTCATCCCCGTTTATACCTATACCCTCAATGGCATCGTTCCTATCACCGTCATACCTCAGTTCCGACCAACTAGTACCACCATTAAACGTCTGCCACAATCTTCCCGGATTCATAGCTATAAGCATAAATTGTCCATCAGTCCCGACCTCTCCTCTAAACCATGCATCATATAGAGGTGCTCCCGTAGGATAAACTTCCGTCCAAGTTGAACCTGTATTTGCTGAAACCCATACTGCGCCATAATCTTCAGCTACTAATATGGTACTACCATCCCTACTTATTGAAGCTATAATCCAATAAAAACTTGCATCACCGTTTGGCCGCGACTCCGTAAAAGTCCCGCCGTAATCCGACGACACAAATATCCTACCACCATACTCACACGCCACCATTTTCGAACCATCATCACTTATTCCGGCAGCATAGAAATAACCGTTCGACCGGGCAGTATCTTTTCTTGTCCACGACGCTCCATAATCTGATGTGACATATATGTATCCTGCGTCGTGAACTACTATGCCATACTGCGCTGTTTGACTAAATTTCAAGTCTTGCCAGGAGGCAGTCCCGTCTAAGTCTTGTGGTATAATCTCCCTCCAAACTTTTTCAAGCACCGGACCAACCGGACCAGCAGCTACCCCACCAACCCGTGCTATATTCCCCCAGGCTTTACCCATACAAGTCTTTAGGTTTGCCTCGACTATATTGTTATATGTTTTTACTGGCATTACTTTCCTCCCCGTATCCTGGTCTGCCTGCCACCCGAGTTGCCTCGGGCAGCAGGCTAGTTAAC